CTTCCGATCTGTGAGGCTCTGCCACTTTTTTACTTCGCTAAAGTGATAAATTTTTTGGACATTGTTAAGAAATTAACTATTACGATGATAAAAAATTATTAGAATTTTTTCTCAACAGTTTAAGTAAAAGTGTTAAATTATAGACACCGCGCCCATAAATGGGCGCGGTGTCATTTTTTTCACCTTGCGTTAACCTTGCGGTTTACCAGGTGTTAATCCCTCGGGCGGGGCTATCTTAGCAATAACACCCCACGTACTGTTATTTGCGGAACGGACATAAATTTCACCCTTCGACGCTCCAACAATATACTGCGCGCCAAACCGCACATTGCCCGAAAGGTTGAGGGCAGATGTGTAAGTAAGTATTAAATACTGACCGGCAGGAAGTACAGCAGTATTGACGGAAACTTCCATTGCCATAATAGTCAGGCCATAAGCCACGCTATTAGTTATGGCAGCGTTAAGAGCATCAGTAATGTCGGCTTCTGCGTTAATGGTTATCGCAGTATTAAAAGTACCGATAAGCTGTCGTAAATATTTACTGGTTGTATCAGGTGGGTTATCGGGTGTTTCTCCAATAGGCGAGATAACAACACCCTCATACAGTGCAAGTTTTTCAAATGTTACCGACCTCGATATTGTAGCAGTTTCGGTCGCCAGCGTTCTTGCGTATACACTCAACACATGCAAACCAGTCCCAGCGTCCAACGGCGTGCTGTTAACTTCGGGCTTATTCGGGAAGTTTAACACAAACGGCATATACACCCAATCCCCGTCGTTAATACTTATATTAGTAAGGGTGGTATTACCGCTCTGTAACGTGAAGTATAGGGGCGTGTTAGCTTCTTTAATTTTCGCTACAAGCGTATACATCTTATTCGTTTTCAAACTGCGTGGCGTTCTAATTCTTCCAGCGTCTTTAACGTGAGTTGTGTTGTTCAGTGTTACACTCACGTCTCGGATTTGTTGTTGCTTTTCCGCAAGCAAGTTCTTCGCGTTAAACTCACAATCCGGCAACGGAAGTCTACCAAACCCTACAAAACTCACACTCGTTCTCTTATAGCTTTCTCTGCTCACCACGAACGGTCTTGCGTCAGTTACATTGTTTGCACCAATGCACCATATTTCATCAGTAATCGCCTGATAACTTACAAAGATATTGCAATGCGTAACGTGCTTATAGTTCGGGCTTGTATCATCAAACGTCATAAACACAACGTCACCAGGTCTAAGCTGAGTTGGGTCGTCAGTTTCAAAGTAATACCCATGCTCCACGAACCACTTACACATATCGTCACTCAGCATACCGTAAGGTCTATCTGCTTCCGGGTTAATAATCAAATCATCCCCGAAGTAATATCCGCTCGTAGGTGCGTTCTTATCATTGAACCACCGTGTATTCTCATAAGGAACGCCCATCAAACACAGCTGAACCAACGAACTACAATCCAGTCCATACTTCCCTGTGCTTACTGGCACAGCGCTGGTGTTGAAAGGTGTTTTGAAATTGTTATACACAATCGCATCCTTATGATAATACGTCATAAGCACGTCAAACAAATTCGTCACAGCGCCGTTACTATTTTGGCACAGCGGATACTTCGGGTACTCCGCAATCTTTTTCGGGATTTCATCGACCTTGGCATTCACCTGCTGCTTGAACGTGGTATTATCCGCTTCATACCCATCCAGCTTGCTGTTCACTTCTTGCTTAAACTGAGTATTAGCAGCATTTACTTCGTTCTTAAACTGCGTATTTTCATCATTAACCTGCTTCTTGAACGCAGCATTATCCGTTTCATACCCAGTCAGCTTAGTGTTCACTTCCTGCTTAAACTGAGCATTATCCGTTTCATACTTACTCAGCTTAGTGTTCACTTCCTGCTTAAACTGAGCATTATCCGTTTCATACCCAGTCAGCTTAGTGTTCACTTCCTGCTTAAACTGAGCATTATCCGTTTCATACTTACTCAGCTTAGTGTTCACTTCCTGCTTAAACTGATTATTCGCGGTATTTACGTCGTTCTTAAACTTCGTATTATCCGCATTCACCTGCTGCTGGAACGCTGCATTGCTGTCGTTCACCTGCTTTTCAAAAGCGTCCTGCTCTCTCTCGAACGCATCTAACGCGTCCTGCACGACCTTATACAGAGCGTCAATCTTCCCATCGACAGCATTAGTCAACATCTGCTGGAATTTTTCGCTATTCAGGATAGTCTCAGGTAGTGCGTCAATCATCTTCTGAAACTCGTTCACCTGCTCAATGGTGGCATTCAGATATGTTGCCATCTTGCAAATAGCTTCGTAATACGACAAGCTATCGTCATAGATGGTAGGCAGCACTTTCTGACACCAAAACTTGAACTCGTTTACCATAACGTTTATCTCCTTTCTTATTTTACAAAATCTTCGCTCGTCTTAATGAAAGCGCCATACCCATCTGCAATAGCTTTTCGCATATATGCTTCTGCGTTCGCTTTCACCTTAAACGCGCCTATCTGAACATAGTACAGAGTTTCCTTGTCATCACCCGCATCATCCTGCTTTGGCTCAACAAACTCTCTACCCATGTAATTACAAACCCCCCGCGCAACCGCTTCGCCCAGTTCCACGATATGTCCTGTAATCCACCTTGCACCCTCTTCACAGTCATGATATTCCAGCTCGCAGTAAGCACAAATACCACGGCTATTTTTCATTTCATACCACGTCTTATTTGTGGGAATACCACCCTTACCAACAGCAGCGCCATCAATATCCATAACCGCATTATAAATGCGACACGCCAGTGCTTGACCTTTCTGTGTGCCATAGTTATAGATATTCGTCCCACGTTTCGTAGAGTTTTTCAACCCCGTGGCATTGGTGTGAATAGGCACATACAACATATCCTCACCCAAATCCCGAACCATAGCATTAGCTTCACCAATCCGCGAATACATACTATCGCTCGTTGGAAGCACCGCTTTCACGTGGCTTCTAATGAGAGCATCATACGCAGCTTTCGCAATTCTTTCGCACCAGTAATTCTCATTGTGGTTATTCCCATAATAGGTATTTCCAATCTGATTACTGGGACTAATGTACACAAACATATTCCGTGCTCCTTTCTACTAATTCATCACGCCAGCAGCGAAAAGAACAGGGGTTCAAGTTCATCCATAAGTCGCAAATCCACGTTCACTAACTTATCAATGTACTCTCTAAGCAATGCGGAGTAACTTCCAGTACCCTGTTTACCCGTCACCTTCTCGACATACTTTGCCGTGCTTGCTCCCTCGCTCTTAGACGTTGCGTCATTCACCTGCGCTGTGGTCAGGTATTTCCCATCCACCACGTTTTGAATACTGCCCTGCGGTGTCTCGCTGTACTTATTCACACTATTGCCCGTACTATTGCTTTTATCAGTCGAACTTCCGTCGTGCTCACGGGTAATATCAACATCGAACAGAGGGTTGAACTCCTGAGACACAGCTGCATACATCTTATTATACACCGGCATCAGTTCATTCATTCTCGTGTCAAGTCTCAACCGCCACAACCCAACAGTCTCATGCGCAATCTCTCTGAGATAAAAGTGCTTCAAAATCTTCGTTTCCAGTGTCAGCCTATATTCTTCATCCCAAATAGGGAAGTTCATGAAAATCTTCGGCGCAGCAGTTTCAACAATTTTATTCACATCATCAGCACCAGCGCTTTCGGTCAACCCCGCAAACGTCTCGCAGATATATCTAACCTGCGTTGTGTAGTTACTCAAACTTATTCACCTCGCTTTCTTTCCACACATTCCACGGTGTAACAATACCAGCAGCATTGACATTGCACTGAATATTCGCTTTTCGGAAACCACACATCGAACATTCCATTACACTACAATACTGAGACATGACATCCTCGAATAGTTCGTCATTCCTCAGTAGCGCCTGTGCGCTCAATGTCATCAACATCTTCCCCCTCTCCGTTGTCCACCATGTTCAAAAAGTCGTCTCGGTACTCCACAGAGATATTCAACTCGAACATACGGTTAATCTGTTCACAAGCCTGTTTGCGCGTTTCCAGTCTCGAATATCTACTTGCAATAGTGCCGCCCTGCGCTCTCGCCACCTCATCGGTAATCATGCGCTCTTTCTTCACCGTATTGACCGAGCTGATACCCATTCTCGTAAGAGCTTCATTCCACACCTGTGTTTTCAGCTCATACAAATCCTTGAATACCATCGGCGCGCCCGTGGTCAGAACGTCAAACGCCTTGTCCAAATCACTACCCTTGTTCGCATAAATCACCGGCTGGTTGCCCTGCCACTTCATATATGCATTTTCCAAACTCAGCTGTTGGTCAGGCGTGGTTCTAATCAGAATAGGCGTTCTCTGCGCGTTGACGTTTACATCAATAGCTCTATCAATGTTGACCAACTTAGCGGCGAAGAACTGCGCATCCGGCACACTCGGGTATCTGAGATAGTTGTTATAAATAATAACACTATTCTCTTCATTCAACTGGTACTGATACCCGTTCACGGCATACGCTGTTCTAATCTTAGGCACACGATACACGTTCAGCTGACCACCGATACGTGCCTGCAAACATAGGAACTCGTCCATTGCTTCGTCCTTGAAGAAAATGGCGTAACCCTCATTGAACAGGGTCATTTCCATAAATCGCGGGTCAATACCCTCCGGGAGATTGTGCCATTCAAACATGGTCATGCCCAGCTCAGATAGGTGATTTAGATAATGATTGTATGTCACATCATTCATCACCGCACTATTCCAAAACTGGCTCATGATACCTCCGAGGTTCTTTTTAGCTCTACCATTCTTGCCCAATGCTTATACCTCCTTTCACATTATTTCTATATTAACATCAACTATGCGTTGATGGGATTTGTGAAGTCCCCGTACTTACCAACCTTGGTAATGTCATTCCAAAACGTCACGCCATTATCATAGATGCTTTTAATTCTTTCCGCATCACTGGCTGGGATAGAACCGGTGAACTCACAACCTCTTGTTTTCACAAAGCTCCAGTTAGCTCTTGCATTGCGGTTAGGAACTTTAATTCGGTTACTCGGATAACCAAACTTAGACCAAAACTGGTCAATAATTTTAGCATACTCCGCTCTAATCGTCATGTGGCCGTACCAAAAACCAAACGCACCAGCAGACCAAAGCGTAGGTGTGCTAACATCTCCCATAGTGATAGGCGGTTTTGCTCTTTGGTCACGCAGCTTACCAGCAGCTTGCATAGCAGAACTTGCAAGACTTGCCACTCCACCCAAAACGCCCGTAGCCGCTCTTGTCGGGTCGCCACTACCAACTGCGCCGAAAGCACCAGTAATAGCAGAGATAATAGAACTTCCCCAACTTGCAGTTTCCTGACCTTGGTTCTGCGCCCACCACGCTTTGAAAGCGTCAATGTTATACACGCACATAGGCAGCCCACCGAGAGAGATTGCTTCGTTATAGTTCAGCTGCTTTTCATCAGAACCACCGAGAGATGTACCCTTGTACTTACTGGGAACTAACAGCGCGTCCCCTCCGAGAGAACCATTCCCCACAACGTACATGCTACAAGTTTTAGGCTCGGAGAAATATTCATACGCCAGCTCTTTACCCGAACCAGTGTTATTAGACACATACAGAAAATTGTAAGGATAGGTGAACAACTTTTTGTTCTTAGGCACATACCCGTCAATGTCTGAGAAATTCTTGAGTGGTGCAATCGGAGTGAAAATAGCGTCAGGGTCAAATGTTCCTCCCGAACCACCAGCGGCAGGAATAAGCCTGTCAGGACACATAACCATACCAATGATAGCGTCAGGTACACAAGTAGGGTTAGCGTTAATCCATGCGTTGACTTCTTCCGCTGTGGTGAACTCTAACCGTTTTGCGCCAGCGTAGATACCTCCATAGTTTCCACCCGCAACCGGAATAGGCTCACCACCGCTTTCCTCCGCTGTAACATACATAAGAACTTTCATAGCGTTCTCTGCGCCCTGCCCGAATACGCCAACTCTCTGATAATCTCTGAACACATACTCACCGTGTTCCAAATTATCCTCCAACAGATTATCCCCCGGCACGTCCGTTGTACTATGCTCTCTCTCCACAAACACTGGGTCAAGCTGGTAATCAAATAGCCACGTCTGCATAATGTCGATTTCATACCTAACCAGCGTAGTCACTTCGTTGACATACTCCACGTCTGTCACAAACGCATAGAACCATCTATCATAGTCCAGTGTTTCACTATTGTAGTTTCTGAACATCATATAGTTGCAATTCAGCAGCTCTCCAACGTTCTTCGCTACTTTCATGTACCCTCTCCCGTGTCTTTGATAGCTCTGCTTATCAAAAATCAGCCCGCTCTCCGTGTACGTCAGCATAACAGCTGCCTGATTTTCTCGGGAATTAAAAAGCACCGTATGCTGATAAGTAGGGTCAAGAGGGACATTCTTCATCAGATACACGGTGCTATTAGGTTCAACATACATATTCAATTTCCTCCTTTCTTCAATATAGAGGGGAGAGATTGCTCCCTCCCCTCATAGTGGGAGCTTCTTACGTGGCCTCCACGATGTTAGTTGATGCTAATAGTGCACTCGCCGCTCTTCGTGCTGTCGAAAACGGAAGTTGCCGTAATGATACACACTCCCTTGTCAGTGGGCGCATTCTTGTCAATCGTGACGAGACCAGTCCTGTCAACAGTAACGGTATTTTCAAAACCCTCAGTAGAAACAGCCCAGTTAACTGCCTGAGACGCGAAACCAGTAGTCTTAACGGAAACAGACAGTTTAACAGTTGTACCACGATTGACGCGCACAGTGCCCGGAGACACAGTAACCGAGGTAACACCGGGCGTTTCAGGCACATACACCACAGCATTCTCGAACGGAGAGGAACTGAAAATCTTCCACACGTGGTAGAAATAGTTCCAGTACAGACCCTGACCGTTGTAGTTCTCGGTGAACTGCATCAGGTTATCGTAGACCATGAACCAGTCACGACCAACAGACACAGCGGGAATAGCAGCCAGCGCTTCCAGCTCGGCGCTGCCAATTTCCGTATATGTCGGGTCGTCAGCGAACAGCACGTTCAGTCGTGCAACGTCCAGCGAACCGAAGCTGTCAATGGTGACAACGTGTCCCATAAAATCAGCCTTATCCATGTTGAAAGCAGCAGCCAGCGTGTTCACGTCGATAATGGCCTTGGCCTTGGCGCTCATAATTAGATACTGGTCGTTGTAATCAGTGTGCTGGAACACACCTGCGGGGTTGTACTCGGTGCTGGGGAACACCATCATATTGGAAGTCTCCTTAATGGTGGTGGTCACAGCGTTGGAGTTCGCAGCGGTGAGAGCATCGACGTTAACGGGGTGGAACTGACCGGAAAGAATTTTCTTCGCCAGCAGATACTTCATGGTCAGGAACTCGTCATAGTTCGCGGCGGTATACATCTGGTCAACGATACCGGCAATCAGCTGAGAGATACCGTCAGCGGACAGGAAAGCCTGACGCAGCTGCTCCTGCTGAATGGTGGCCTTGTAGAACTTCTGATAGTTCATGACGTGGAAAGCGGAACGAACATCGGGAATTTCCCGCTTATACACATCGCTCTCGGCAACCTGCGGGTCATACTGGAAAGGCTTGGCAATGTTCACGAAAATCTCTTCGATAGTCTCGCCGTATTCCAGCATACCCTTCTTGAACATCTCCCACGGGTTGGAATACATCTTGGAAGTCAGAATGACACGGCCAATTCTGTTCACCAGCGCAGACAGGAACTCGTTCTGAAGCTGGGGCATATCCATGATGATAGCACCAATCTCACGAATGTTCTCGGGGTCAGCGGTTGCAATGGGTACGTAGTTCTGATAGTTCACGGTAGCACTGTTGCGAATAGCGTTCAGCACATCAATGGAACTGTTCGTCAGGGTCTTAATTTTGGGCTTAGTAGGCATAATATTTGTCTCCTTTCTTAATTTTCGGTGAACAGGTCGTTCACCTGAATTGTAGTAGCTCTGTCGGGTTCTGCGGGTTTGGGGTCTTTCACTTCGGGCGGCAGCTTATCCTCTTCGATACCCGCAAAGAACCGGTCACGATAGCGCTGTCTCCAATCTTTCTCAACGGTATCGCGTTCGCTTCTCGCGTCCGCAAGCTGTTGTTCAAGCTCGGAAATGCGCTGCGAGTTTTCGTTAGTTGCAAAGCCATCAAAGGTATCGGTCATATCCTCCACGAACTGCATAGCCAAATCCGAGGTATCATCACCAATTCTTGCCTTGATAGCTTCGAGGAACTGTTCACGATTTAGTTTAGCCATTATTCTTTGCTCCTTATTTTTTATAGTCGGGTCATTACCCTCACGCTCTTCTTTCTCAGCATCATCCATACAGGTAGCCCCTTTGGTTTTGAGATAGGCGCGGGCGGGTGTGGCCCAGGTGGTACTACACCTGTGAAATAAGTGTACCACTTGTCGGCAGCTGCTGCTCTTAGGGGCGCTTGCCCTACGGGGTCGGCGGGGTGTTCGTAATACCAGCACCAATATTTAGCGAGAGTTGCAGGGTCTAAGTCTGATTTACAGAACTCTGCGAAAGTCATAGGCGGCTCACTTGGAGATACTTGAGGGTTGCGAAACCACACCTCGGTTGGTGTATTCTGCAACTGCCACAAGATAAACTCAAGCTGTAAGTTACCGTGGTTCTGCCACCCGCTATCAAAGTCAGCTGCAACACCGATACTATTTAGCCAATCGGTTAGTTTAGTATACGGTGTCCAACCGGCAAGCCCACAACCGGGATAGTACCCGTGTTCTTGCTTGAACGCTTCCGGGTCTGTTGTGAGAGACTCGGTGATACCGGGGTTAATTGTGCTTTCGTACTCGAAGTTAGCTACGATAGCGCACGTAGCATTCAGTGAAAATCTTTCTGCCTGAATACCACGAAACCACGAATAACAAACATCTGCGTTATTCTTTTGTTCACTCTCGTTCAGGTATCTATTACCATAAATAAAGGTGTCTGCCATTACTTAGCCCTCCGGGGTTCCGTCCAGTTTGGCGATGAGCTTGTTCATCACAATGGTGTTGTCGGTCAGTGCTTGCTGAATTCCTTTCATTTCTTCGTGGTGGCTCTGGGTCAAATGCTCAACAGTTTCGGTAAACTGCTTAGTCATTTTGTCAGCTTCTTCGGACTGACGCTGCCACATCTTATAGACGAAAAAACCGAGGGCGACACACGCCGCAAGGGGGAAACCCAGCTGAGAGATAAGGTTCGTCCAAATTTCCATTACTTCTACCTCCTTTCCTCCAACTTTCCGACTTAATTGTATCATAAAATATTGACTTTTGCAATAGTTTTTGGTATAATTAAGTAAAGAAATTTTAGCGAGGTGAAATGAAATGGGTCGGTATTATGACGGGACTAAGCTGCTTTCCATGCTTGACATTAACGGAAAGAAACCCGAGATTTATATGACCACAACTAACCGTACAGGTGGTAAAACAACTTATTTCGGTAGATTGCTGGTGAACCGGTTTAAGAAAACCGGCGCGAAGTTCTGCCTGTTGTATCGGTTCAATTATGAACTTGACGAGGTGGCAGATAAATTCTTTAAGGACATAGGCGGGCTGTTCTTTCCTGACGATGAAATGTGCGAGAAAACCCGTCAAAAGGGAAAGTACAAAGAACTGTTTTTGAATGACATTTCTTGTGGTTATGCTATCGCTATTAACGATGCAGATAGTATCAAGAAACTGTCTCACCTGTTCAGTGACACAACCGCTATGTTCTTTGATGAGTTTCAGAGCGAAACAAATAAGTACGCTCCCGATGAGGTCAAAAAACTAATCTCTATTCACACTTCTCTCGCTCGTGGGCAGAATAAGCAGGTTCGCTATCTACCCGTTTATATGTGCGCAAACCCTGTGTCGCTCATTAACCCATATTACGTGGAAATGGGTATTACAGGTAGATTGAAAGCTGACACTAATTTCCTGAAAGGTGACGGGTTCGTGCTGGAACAGGGCTTTGTGGAAGCTGCAAGTGTGGCGCAGAAAGAAAGCGGGTTTAATAGAGCGTTTTCTAAGAATGAGTATGTCGCATATTCTTCTGAATGCGTGTACTTGAATGATAGTTCCGCTTTCATTGAAACACCGAAAGGTAGAAGTAACTACCTTGCTACTCTGCGAAGCGGCAATAAGTCGTTTGCTATTCGGGAATATCTTGATGAAGGTATCGTTTACTGCGATAAGCGAGTTGACGATAGTTTCCCCATTAGAATTACCGTGTCCGCTAATGACCATGACGTGAATTACGTTATGCTCAAGAGAAGTGATTTGTTCCTGTCCACGATGCGGTATTACTTTGAGCGCGGATGCTTCCGGTTCAAGGACATCGAGTGTAAAGAGATTGTACTCAAGGCACTCAGCTATTAAATGGTTCATCCGCTAATATCCGCGACCGTTCGTCTTATCCGCGCTCCCGGATTGCACAGGGTAAAAGCTGCCGGGAACGGTTCGGGTTCGCAGCCCGCTTGTAAGCGCCGTTCGTTATGGATATTGGATGAAAGAGAGAGGTGAGGTAACTCACCTCTCTTGTTTATTTAATAGACATCTCTGACCCGCAGTTGTAACAGAACCGAAATGACGGGATTATATCGGGGTCGTCGTAATCGTCCGGCAATTCTTCTTTACAACTTGAACATCTCCAACCCCATGCTCTTTCATATCCCGTAAATGGTGTCCCTGTTTCCTCATCGAACCATTCCCATCTGGCATCACCGTTTTCTACAACACAGCAGTTTATGCAAACGTTCGCACCGTTTGGTAGTCCATAGCACTTTTCGCTCATTTCGATGCGCTTTCCGCAAAATGAACAGTAATTCCACAGCGCCATCACTCTACCTCCTGTGACTGAGTAGCACATTGTCCTGTGCAGCTATGCAAATCAGCGCACCCATAACAAGCGCAATCATAGCAAGAAAAATAATCCTCACTATTATAAGCGTCAAGTTTCTCCATTGTTTCAGGTACAAAACAACCTTTACACATATCACAAGGTGTGTTATTCATATCCATCACTCTACCTTCTGTGACCAAAACTCTTTACGACACTCGGCACAATCCATGTGGCCACAACACATGTCTCTATACTCTTTACTTAGCTCGCAAGGCCCAACCGCTATAACGCCATTTCCGTCAAAGGCTACATCAGGCCATTCCTTTAGAAACTCACTCTGCCTTGTCTTGAATGGATGTTCTTTACACCACTCTTCTAACTCCTTCACAATGCTCTCAGGTGTATAACACTCAAACAAGACGGAACACACTTTTCCTGTCATGCTGTATCTTCTTCGTGCTTCATAAATAAACTTTATTGCGTCCATGTTAGTCCACCTCCTGCATCCAAAACTCACGGCGGCAATCACTGCACTTTTTCAACAAATGGTATTCCGATAAACATGAAACGCTACCGTCAAACAATTTTGGGCAAAAATGCAACACCCCATCCGTAGCGCACACATTCGGGAACTGCTCCAAAATCACACTCTGATGTGTCTTGTGAGGGTGTGCAGCAGACCATTCCTCAACCTCACTAACGATTTCTTCTGCTGATTTTAAATGATTATAGGACAAAGACGGCGCTTGCCCTGCTACCTCAAACATCCTGTCTCTTTCTTTAATAAACTTTACAGCGTCCATATTATTTCTCCTTTTCTCTTTCTGAGTAACCTTTACTCCTGTTCTTCTTTGCCCTCTCCATGTCTCCGGGGAGTATGTTATAGGTAGATACAACGAGTGAACCAGCCTTACAATCTGACAGCGGGCACTCAAAGCAATTATCACAATAAGGGCAGCTTCTATTTGTTGTTGCTTTCTTTGCGTAATGTCCTGCTCTTCTTGTCATCTTTTAACTTCACCTCCCTTGAAAGCTGATTGAGTACGCGCTCGAAGTGATTTATTCCAGCGTTAAATCCTTTCAGATACTCATAGTCTGTTGCGTATCGCGGGTTGGCATATCCAACAGCTTCAAGAACTTGTTCGGGGTCGTATATTTTATACACTAAATCACCTCATTTCATACGTTTGGTCTATCAGCAGTATTCCACCTTTAATTCTTTTAGGTTTCAAACTACTTGGAACTACAAGCCCTTTGTGAAAGTCTTGTAAGGTTCTTCTCTGTTCCACAAACTCACGCTCTTCATCATTCAACTCGCCAGTTATTTCTCCGCTCAAACTCATAACGAAGAGGTCTTTACACCGCTGCGGCATACCAGCACACTTGACATTATAATACGGTTTGCAATCTTCCAAATCTTCTTTTACCACGTGTTCAATATATGTTTTCTGACGGGTGAATGTACCAACATCCCAACAGCTTTCTAACTTCCAGCAGCAGAAGTTAGTGGGATGAACTTTGATACCCTGTATCTTATCAGGTGGTAAGTCACAATGAATGCTGTCAGTGTCGGCGTAAATGAAACCGGGTTTGTCAAGTCCGTGGTAATTCTTCTGTGCTGCCCTAATAGTAAAGTTTCTTGCGTAACTGGTTATGGCTGAGCCTATTGGTATATAACCTGGCTTCTTATTGTTCTCTATAACTGGTAGAAACCCTACAACACCATCATCCTTGACATAGGCTAATTTGAAACTGCTATCCGTGCTGCTGGCCATTTTGCCGTATAGATTATTGAGAAACAGTTTAGCAAGCTCTCTCATAGCACCCTTACTTTCCTGTTTTATCTTCTTGTACTTCGCCATGTAATCATCGAATAGCCCTATCTCAGCTTTGAACATTGCACCGTCTAATATTTCGGTATCTTTCAAGTCATAATGTTCAATCATAAGCTGATAGTCTGTTTGCGTCATGGTCATTTCTACTATTGCTTCCTTAACCTCGCCGTCTAACCCTATATATTGCGAATAGTAGTTTCCGTCATCCGGGTTTAATACATCTGACGTGGCGAGGAACTCATTACCCTTGTAAAGCGAATTATGCTTTAACTGAATGGTAGGGAGCATACCGGGTTTGAGATAAAAGCGTGTACGTAGGCGAACGAACCAGTATTGCTCTTTTACGATAGGTGGAACTCTCATGAAAGGCTCATCACAAAAGTTACCTTTCCAAAACCACGGTCTACCGAATGGGTAATAGTTACCGCTTTCGCTCGACATCATAGACGGGTAAAGGCTGTTTACGTCTGCGGTAGTTCCGTTGTAAAACTCTCTTTCCTCTTTACCCTTGACGAGATAGCACCAGCCGCCACGATATGACGCACGAATGTAGTCACCTACAGTTGGTATTCCCTGCACGTTTTCACCGTATGCCAGCTTCATACTCTCGACATATAGATTAGGAAGTTTTTCCTCGTAGCTGGGCGGGTCAAATTCAGTTGCAATTTTACGGTTATAACCATCTTTGAATTCTTCAAGACAGCAAGCTCCGATAGTAAGTTTGTCATGCCCTTGCTGGAACATTATTTCGAGGGCTTCTTTAACCACAAGAACATCGTTAGCGATATAACGTTTTTCTTCGTCTGTGATTTCACACCCTGCGTAACGATACCCTGTGTACTCCATATCCAACTTTTGGTGCTTTGTCTTAAAGGCTTTTCCTATGCGCTTAACACTGAACGGAAGAAGTTTTAGACTGTCGCGAATTTCGATGAAATGATTGTTTACTTTTATTATAATGGAGTACCATTGCCCTCCAATGGCTGAGACTGAATAGCGGAATGTGTTGTTTTTCATGTGTGCTTTGGACAGCCATTCAACTTGATTGATTTCTTTTCCTGTGCGAATATAGGCTTGTTTCAGTTTCTTCTGTACCAACAAAAAGTCAAGCCAAAATGCCCCGTCGAATTTCAGATTGTGGTAATAGATTACAATGTTGTTATGTTTTGCGAGTTCAGATAGGTGATTGTAGGTTTCTTCTATGCTGTGATGAATTGTGACATCCTCTGTGAAGAGAGGTACAACAGCACTTGCCCATACTTCCGTGTGGTCTTGGCCTTTGTATACGGTTGTTTCAAAGTCTCCGACAAAGGTCAAGGGCTTCGCCATTGTATCACCTCATTTCCAAACCTCGGGAATTTCTATGGTTGCGTAATCTTCAATTTCAGCACTTTTTTCCCACACTTCACGCAGCTTTTTAGCATAGCTTAAATGATACTTTTCTGCTACCCCGTATATTTGTGTAACAGCTTCCATAGCCCACGCTTTTGATAATAGTGATGGTGGTACTTGCAAATACGCACTTTTACCCTCTTGGTCTACCAGCATAAGTAATCTTGCAAATCCCGCTTCGCCTATTTGCTGGTATAACTGCTGCATAGCTTGATAAAAATAACGACCAGCCCCGGGTTCTACACTGTAATGTATGGAAGAATAAGCATGGCGGGTATCATGGAACATTACTAAGTTTGACCATTCTTCAAAAAAATTTGCCACCATAACGCTTGACGCTCGTGGTAAATTCTTAACTTCTTGATACCGTTCGCTTCTTGTTTTACCGCCAGCCTTTGCACTCTTTGCTCTCTTTGACGCACCCTTTCGTGCTGCTTCACTCCTCTGCTCGTGAGTAAGAGATTGCCTTGCTTTGCCCAAACGCTCCTTAGCTGCTTCTCGTTCAGCTTCGGTCATAGGACGACGTGGTTTGTGAATGTAATCAAGCTTCTTTGTTCCACCAACAGCTTTAGATTTCTTAGTGTGCTTCTGACGTTTAACCGCGATATTTGCACTCTCAAGCTGTGCTTTCTCGCGTACATAATCCATTCCTATTGCTTCGACTTGTGCTATGTGCTTCTTGGTAATTTTCTCGGGGGTCTTGGGCTTGATTGAAGATATGTCCTCAATGCCGAGAGAACGTGCCATATCTTCAATGCGTGTCATTTCACGCGCCCATGCCTTTTGGTTTGGGGTTAGACGCTTTGCCATTGTCATACCTCCTTAGATAACTGCCCCTCATTGCTGAGGGGCAGTTCAGTTTGGTTTGGAACTGACTTAGAACCACTCGTCCATGGACTTATCCTCGTAGGGCTTGCCATCAGAGTAGGCAGAAACCCACAAAACGTCTACGGATTTCAGCTCACCAGTAACTTCGTCCGTGAACTTCTCCTTGGACATATTGCAGTCGCCTTTGTGCAAAATGATGTTAGCGGGGCAGTCAGGTGCGCCGCATTCCTCACGGAATTTGACTTTGATAGCGTTCTCACGTCCGGGCATGGTGGTGAAATAGGTGAAAAACTTCTTCTTACCGTCCTTGGTTGCGCGCTTCTTGCTGAAAATAGTCAGCTCAAGAACCTTTTCGTTAGACATCATATTACTTTACCTCTCTTTCTGATTGAAAAGCTGTGTTAGTCCTGCTTGCCGCGAGTAACGGGAACAGAGATTTCGAGGAACTTTTCCTCATCCACACCGCGCAACTCTTCCTTTACCTCGCTGCCGACAATGTAGACAGCTTTGATGGTGTCGGTGTCGATACGCTTCTTGGCTTCCTTGAGCATCTTGTCATTTTCTGTGTAGACACGGGACAGAGTGATGGTCTTGACCTCAGTGTCGTTGGTAGTCGTGTCCATAGTCATAACGTGGACGGACTGAGTGCGGAATGTGCGGGTAATCATTTTGGTTGCCATAATTTTTTGGCCTTTCTCACCTTATAAAATATAGTTCTGTGTGGACACCTGCCATCATCAGACACCGGGCGGTGACTCCGGTATGACGGAAAAGCGGTTAAGGCCGCTTGTTCCGTTTCGGCTTGTCTATTAAGTCAAGGATGCAAACAATTGCGATAGCGAGTTGTGCAGCAAATAGAACGCAGAGGGCGGCGAAACCCGTGCCGGAAATTGTTATTGTGATAGGTTCAATGTTCATTGTAGTAAGCCTCCATTTCATCGAGTTTAGCGCTCGTGGTGTGGTATTCGGCCATATCCATGGAAAAGTGAACAATGTCTTTGTTCGTTGCCTTGAATGTGAATACATAACCAATCATAACAGCTGTTGCGGCAATGCTGGGGTGATTTTGCAGCCATTCAAGGACATATTCGGCTTCCTCTTCTGTTTCGGTGCGATAGTCGATTATAGATACGCGCTTTTCCCAGCGTTTTAAATCCATTTTTTACCTCCGTTAGCTACTGTCTATATTGTAACAGAATATATGCCAGTTGTAAAGTATTAATTATGAATAATACGGTGTGAGTGTATTAGTAGAGCTTATATCAAATTTCGGGTCGGGATAAGTTCTGCTAATGGGCATAAGTTAAACTAATATTCAAATTGTGTAGGTGTTGCGGTATGTCTCCACGTTCAGCATGATTTCGCCTGTTTCTTTATCCTCATAAAGCCAACCACACGAAAAAGTGTTTGAGTTAAAAGATATAATACGAAAACGCCAACCACCCATTGCTGCACACTTGTCTATGCACCAACTAAACGCGACGGTTTTAGCCGCTGAACATCTTGTGTAGCAATCTTCCAAACTGTAAAGATTAGAATTGTAAAAGCGCTCAACAAGGGCTTGTGCCTTTTTGGTATTTCTGTTCAGTTTCATAATGTTTCTCCGCTGCTCATAGGCACAGCTACCTAATTTTTTTGTGCGTTTCACGTGAAACACCCGGACACGCAAGCGTGTTAATGCTTGCGTGTTTCGTCTTAATTCTCAAAGACTCATCAGCGGGTTTAATCGTTCATCCACGTTTCATAAGCGTTATCGAACACGTCTTGACTCTCAAGCATCATTCTAACACTACTCAGCGTCGCCCATTCAGACAACGCTTTCTTAAATTCTACACTATCTTTACCACATTTTTCTTCGATGTAATTCAAATAGTCCCACGCGGCACACTCTTTTTTCTCGATAACCTTTGCAAAGTTTTTCATAGTTCTACGCATAATCATTCTCCGCTACTCATAGGCGCAGCTACCTAAAATAAGGGTTATACCCGGACACGCACAATATTAAATTGTTAAGGTACACTATGCGGCACTGGCCACCGGCTTACAAGACCGCGCCCGGTTGAAGGCTGTATTGCGGTTCGTTTTGGATTGTCTATATGGTAGCACAGTGTTTAATGGTTGTCAACCCCTTTTTTCAAATTTTTTGAAAAAACTTTTTTCTACCTGTTCGCATATAATGTATCGCGTGTGCGTATGCGTGTGCGTGCTATCAGGTAAGCACTTGTGTGAAAATTTTAACAATGTCCAAAAATATTACCCAGTAAGTTGGTGGGTTGATATGTGAAAATTTTAACAATGTCCGAAAAAATTAGTTAGTGCGCAAACTACTTTAGTTGGCTAAAGTTTCAGTTTAGTTGAATAAAGTATTGTGTGAAAATTTTAACAATGTCCAAATTTTGGTAGCCAATTTTTACCAGTGGCAGGGCGGTAGCTCTGCTATCAAATGAACGATAGAACGTGGAGAATGCACGGTCTATCGTTCACGAGCGAGCGAAGCGAGCGAGTGACCGTGAGTGTGAAAATTTTAACAATGTCCGCGTTCGCGATGGGGAACTTTAGCACGCTAAAAAAGTGGAAGAGCCTCACAGATCGGAAGAGCGTCGTGTAGGGAAA